CGCGCCGACGGTCGCGAACGTCTCGCCGAGAACGCCGAAGTCGCCGGTATAGTCCTTAGCGTGCCGCACGGCGTGCGTGTGCACCACCATAAGGGCGGCGACGAAACGGAGGATCTGGATTGACCACAGCTTCACAGCGCCACGCTATCGCGCAGCGTGCCGCGCGTGAAGCACACTCGCTCCACGCGCGACAACTTCTCGGCGACTAGGGGCGCGTCTCCACCCCGGTGATGACACACACGGCGTACATCGCGGTGTTGTTCCCCACGGGCGGTGTGTAGCTCACGTTGAACCCGCCGTTCGTCGTATCGGCCGTGAACGTGGGATCCGCCGCAAGGGTGAGCGCCGTGCCCGTCGTCGGCCCGGCGACGACGGCCGGGTTGCCCGCGCTCATCGCTGTAGACGCGGCATTCGCGCCGCGGGTGATGAGGCTGGGGCCGATCGTGTAGGTGTTGGCGTTCGCCGAGCTGTTGTTTCGGACCACGCATTTGGCCTCAAACATCATCGCGCTGTTGTTCGCGAGGTTCATGATGTTCGTGGTTGAGGCGGCGCCGTTGTTCGCGGTGAGGCGGCTGGCCGTGGCCCCCGACGTGAAAGACCACAGCACCGTCGTCCGCATCTGCGAGCTGCCGGCGCTCGAGGTGCCCGCGGAACCGGCGCCAAGCACCAAGGCGCCCTCGGTGCCATGGGTCGTCCCAAAGCGCCCGAACACTGCCGATTGATCGCCGATGGACGCATGGCTACGGCCGACCGCGACGCTGTAGCTGCCAGCGTTTGTGAAGCTCTGACCCACGGTGAGGCTGTAGCCACCAGAGGTGGTGACACCGTCGCCGAGGGCTGTGGAATACGTGCCTGAGGCCGTGTTGCTGCTGCCCACCGCGAGCGAGCCGACCCCGCTGGCGGTGTTGGTGTCCCCCATGGCAACGGCGTAGGTATTGCTCGCCGTGTTCCGTCGCCCGGCAGCGAACGCGTAATCAGCAGAGGTGACCTGCGTCGCGGCGCTACGGCTGGTCTGAAGGTCCACCGAGTTGGCGGACCGTTGGTTGCCGCCGGTGGCCGTGCCGTCTGGGCGCGACAGGCTATAGCCCGCACTGGTCCCGCCGTAGAACGCGATGTGGGGCACGACCAGATAATTGGTCCCGTCGCTCACGACCAGGACGGCGCCGCCGTTCAGTAGCTTGTGGTTGATCAGCCCGCCGATGGTCGAGGTGGTCGGCGTGATGGTGACGATCCCGCCGCCCGTGTTCAGGAAATAGGCGTACCAGCCCGAACCGAACGCCCCCGTGGCCTGCGGCAGGGTGACCGCCACGTTGGCCGCGTTCGTGAAGGCGACGAGCTTGCCTTGGTCGCCGGAGACGACGGTGTAGCTCGTTCCGGACTGCGAGTTGACGACGATGGTGCCCCCGCCCCCGCCCGCCCCCAGCGCGACGCTCGCGCCGTTGATGCGCGCCGTAAGCTCGTTGGCCGTGCTGTCGTACCAGAGGTCGCCGTTCGACGGCGTCCCCGGGTCGCCGGCGATCGACCCGACGTTCAGGCCGGCGGCGTTGCTGCCCGGGTTGAAGGTCTGGCGAACGTCGTCGGGGAAGCCCAGTACGCCCCCGTCGCTCAGTGTCAGGTCCGCGCCGGCCTGGATCGTCGCGCCGCCCGTGCCGTCGGCCCGGATCAGCCGCTCGTCCGTGGCGCCGGTGGAGCCGCCGATCGTCCCGCCCCCGCCGGCGCACGCCGAACCCGTGCCGGAGACGGCGCCGGTCGTATCGACCTGCAGGCACTGCGTCGATCCGGTGATCCCGGTGACCTTCAACGCCGGCGGCGTCAGGGTATCAGCGGCCGGGATCTGGACGGGGCGGCCTGTCGTCGTGTCGAGCACGAGCGGCTTGCGGTCGGCCGACAGCGCCGGCGCGGCCAGGGTCAGCGCCGCCGCGACCGCGGCGGGGAGGAGACGGAAGAGGCGCATGGAGGGCGTCGTCCTATTCGAGGGTGATGGGAGGTTCGATCCGGGCGAGGATCTGCGTGTCCGAGATCGCCTTGCCGACCCGCTGCAGGATCTGGCCGGCGCTCGAGGGCGGTGTCACGGTGGCCAACCCGGCGGTCGCGGACAGGAAGTAGGGCGAGCCGTCGCTCAGGCCGGAATAGCCGCCGATGATCCCGCCCGCGTAGACCACGGCGGCCGCGCCCGACAGGACGGCGGCGAGCACGAACCCGTCGACGTCCTTGGCCGGATCGTCCGCGTCCGCCTTGCGCACCTTGGCCACACCGGCGTCGGACCAGATGTTGACCAGGTCGTTGGCCGCCAGCGCCTCGCTGGCGGTCAGCGTTGCGCTGATCACCGTGCCGGCGGCGTAGACCGCCCACCCCGACCCGTTGTGGTGGTAGAGCGCGTTCTCGTTGGCCACCCACGCGAACAGCCCCTCGGCGCCGGCGCGGAAGTACCAGCCGTTGGAGGCGTTGGTCCCAGCGGCGTAGGCGACGGCGTCGTCGTGGCCGGCCCACGCGCCGGTGGCCGCCTCACCCACGATGTAGCGCGCCCCGTCGGCGCAGGCGCCGGGCGGCGCGGTTAGGCTCTTATCGACGATCTGGAAGAAGCCCGCACCCGACTCGATCCGGCGGAACGCCTCGTTCGCAGTCCCTTCCTTGTCGGCCTGGCCGACGGCGAGTTCGGGTGCGGCGGCGAGCGGTGTGTCGGACAAGCTGTCCCCCTGTTCCTAGATCGCGACGTCGGTGGCGTAGCCGTTGCCGACGACGCTCGAGACCTGCATCACGCGCAGGGTCACGCCGGCCCCGCCGTCGGTGGCCTGCTGTGCGGCCGTGTAGGTGAGCGTGGGCGTCGTCAGGCCCGAGAAGGTGCGGATCACCGCCCCGCCGGCGTCCAGCACCTGGCCCACATAGGCCTCGCTGCCCTCGCCCAGCGGCACGTCCTGGTAGTCGCTCCAGTTGCCGCCGACGCGCGTCCGCCGAACCCAGGTCCCCACCAGATCGCCGGCCACGTCCGCCACCTCCAGGTGCGCCGGCGAGTAGGGCTTGAGCGCCGCGCCCGCGTAGGGGTCGAGCAGCTGCGCGGCCCCGTCGGGACCGCCGTCCGTGGTCGGCCGCACGTAAGTCACCTCGCCCACCTCGTCGGCGCCCAGCGTGGCGCGCGGCAGGTCGGCCAGCACCACGAAGGTGTCGCCCGCCGCATGGCCACCCGTCGCCCGCTCCGTCCCGCGCCGACCGCGCAGCAGGGTCGAGATCTCGTAGGTCTTGTCGCCGACCAGGGTGGCGGTCGCGTAGTTGATCAACTCCCAATCGTCGCCCGAGCGGATCGCCGCCAGGTTGGCGCCGGCCTTCGCCTCGCCCTCTGTAACCGAGGTCAGCACGCCATCCAGCACGGTGACGGTCAGCACGCTCCGGCGGTCCCACACGGTGGCCAGCGCGTCCGGCAGGGCGTCCACAGCGTAGCCGATGGTCGCCGCCTCGTCCGGCGCGACCCCGCCCAGCGCCTCGTCGTAGGTCTCGCCGTCGTCGCCGCGGTTGAAAGTCGCCCCCGGCCAGGAGGTGTCGGAGAACGGCCCCGCCGCCAGGTAGACGAACGGCGCTGCCGCATCGTGGCCGTCCTGCGCCAGCGGGATATCGAGCACGACGCCGCGCGTCAGCCCGAACACCACCAGCTCGTCCGGGGTCAGCCCGTCGCCCGGCGCGCCCGGCAGGGCCGAGGCCTCGTGGACGTGCGGGAAGTAGCGTTCCCAGTCGACCCGCCAGACACCGTCCGCGCCGATCTCCAGCTTGGTGACCTTGGCGCCCACCTCCTCCCCGTCGAGGTCGAGCGGCCGGCCGTCGCCGCACTCCAACGCCGAATAGAGCCGCGAGAGCGAATTCTTGTAGGTCTGCGCCCGGATCCAGGCGCGGCGCGCCAGGCCGTCGGCCATCGGGCGCGCTTCGTCCGGAGACAGCGCCAGCGGCGAGGCGTCGACACTCAGCTCGCCGTCGCTGTCCACCGCCTCGCCAGAGCGCTGCCCGATGGCGGTGTTCGGCTGCTGGTCCTTGGTCGTGTCGGCATAGGTCAGGTTGACCTTGCGCGGCAGGTCGAGGTCCGACACCTGCGGGGCCTCGTAGGGCGCGCCGCCGCCTGCCCCCATTTCGCTCACCGGGATCAAGGCGCCCAGCGCCGAGCCCCGGCGCAGGAACTCGACCTTGAAGTCGTGCGGACGCGCCTCGCTGTCGTAGACGTCCAGCAGCCAGGCCAGGACGCTCTTGCCGGGGCCCTGCGTCCACGAGACCCCTTCGACCGGCTGCGTCAGGTCGGTGGCGTCGATCTCCGTGGCGACGTCGAGGCCGCAGAGCGCGCTCACCCGCTCCACCACATCGCGCAGCTGCCTGCCGCCCCCCGTCGCGCGGTCGAGGTAGAGCCAGGACATCAGCGACGTCCCCGACACGCGGATCAGCGCGTTGCTCAGCCGGTCGAAAAGGGTGGTCTGGTCGCTGAAGTAGGTCGGATCCCAATCGGTCGCGTCGATGTCGCGGACGATCGTCATGTTGACGTAGTCCCACTGGTTCCCGCCCGTCCAGACGTAGCGCGAGCCCGGCAGCAGGGCGTTCGCCGTCGTTGCGCTCAGGTCGGCCAGCGGCTCGCCCACCAACTGGTTCGCGATCTCCAGGTCCGCCCAATCCAGCGCGACGACGCAGCCGGTCCCCAGGCCGAAGCGCACGATCAGGTAGTCGTCGCCGGCGTCATGGCAGTGGAAGCCCCTCACTCCCGTGATCGCGCCGCCGTTGGAGACCGGCATCGTCAGGCGCTTGAGGCCGACGGTCGCCGGGCTGTCGACGCCGGCCAGCAGGCGCTCGATCACGATCTCGTCGCCCGCCAGATCGCCGCCGCCGCCCAGCGCCCAATGGCCGCCGTAGGCGTCCTTGAAGAAGAACTTCCACTGGAAGTCGTCGCCGTCATTGCTCGCGGTCAGCAGCGTCGCCTTGTCGGCCGGATAGACGTACCGCCAGCCGTGGTTCTGCAGCGACCAGCTCGAGCAGTAGGCGACGTTGTCCAGCACGGTCACGGAGTCGATCGCCGGGAAATCGAGGTAGTTCGCGCCCCAGGTGATGTCCGGCGGTCCGACCTCCTTCAGCAGCGCACCGCCCTCGGGCCCCAGCACCATCAGCGCGTTCTGATCGTTCCGCGGCGTGTAGATGCGCCAGAAGTCGTCGATGCCCATGCCCTTGAACACGGCGATGTCGGTCCGCTCGACGTGGAACATCGGCGCGGTGGCCACCACGTCCCAGCCCTCGAGGTGGCGGATCGACGGGTCGCCGCTGTCCAGCGAGGTGAAGTAGAGCCGGCGGCCATCCTCCGACAGCGTCATCACGACCGAACTCAAGTAGCCCGCCGTCCGCTCGGTCAGCGGGAACTCCTCGGTCCCGTTGGTCGTGACCAGGGCGCTGACCTGCGGGAAGCGGTTGCCGAGCTTGTCGACCGGCAGCTCCTTGAAGACAATCGTCGTCTGGCCGCGGTAGGCCGGCGTCGACCCCGGTCCGTGCTTGGCGTCGACGTCGGCCGCCATCACCGGATCCGGCTCCTGGTCGTCGGCCCCGTCGTAGAAGGTCATGTAGTCGGTGATGTTGCCGATCCCGAGCGCGTCGAGAGCTTCCCCGACGGGGCCGCCGCCGTTGTCGCCCAGCGCGAACGGCGAGATCGGGCCGGCGCCGGTGGCGTCGTAGACGAGCGTCTTGTCGAACCACAGCTGCAGGACGGTCACGTTCGGCTGGTCGCAGACCTGCAGCGCCCACGTTGCGAAGCACTTCGTGCCGGTGGCTTTGCCGCCCTTGGCCTTGCCGCCGGCCTTCTTGACCCGCAGCGGCTTGGCCCAGATGCACTTCAGGTCGTCGAGCCGGCGCGTGCCCTCCAGGTAGGTCAGCGAGGCGCCGTAGTCGGCGCTGGTGTAGTTGAGGTTCTCCAGCCGCGGCGCCTCGACCGCCGACAGCGCCGCGATCCCGGCGCCCAGCACCAGGATGCCGACGCCGATGCCGATGGAAAGCGGGTCGGCCACGCGTCAGCCCTCCACGCGGCTCGGGAAGCGCCAGGCGCTGTGCTGCGGCCAGGCGCGAAGCGCGGCCCCGATGCGGGTCTCGATCACCGCCCCACCCAGGCAATGGATGATGTTGGGCCCCGTCAGGATCGCCAGGTGCTGCGCGCGGCCCTTGATCCGCAGCAGCAGCACGTCGCCCGGGGTCGCGCACGGCGTGCGCGCCAGGACCTGACCCAGCCCCCGCAGCAGCACGTCGACCGGCACGACCTCGTCGTAGTCGGCGATCGCCGGCCAAGGGCTCTGCGCCTCCGGCAGCCCGAGCGCACGGGCCACGCCCCACACAAAGCCCTTGCAGTCGCAGCCGACCCCCTTCAGCGACGCTTGCCAGTGGAACGGCGTCCCGATCCAGGTCATCGCCTCCGCTACGATCTGCTCGCCGGTCACAGCGCTCATTGGGCGCGCCCGATCTGCAGGAAGTCGTCGTTGCCCGGCGCGTCGGGATGGCCGCCGAAATCGAGGATGAACCCCTTCTCCTTGCAGGTCGGCCGCAACTTGTCGCAGCCCTCGGTGATGACCAGCGTGGCGCCCACCTCCGGCGCCTCGGGCAGCGGGTGGTAGAGCGACACGTCGCCGTCCTCCGACAGCGAGAAGATCTCGACCGGCAGGGTCCCGGCCAGCGCACCGCCCGAGAACGTCACCAGCCCGTTCAGCGCCTCGGCGGCGGTCGGTCCGCCCGTGCCCCAGTCGACGCGGAACCGCATGGCGTCGACCACGCTCACCACCTGCGCGTTCCAGGTCATCGGCGTGGCCGGGCAGCGGCTGCGCGGCGGGTCGAACACCCCGAAGTCCCAGCTGCAGCCGGGGCTCAGCACGCGCCCGATCGTCTGGTTGTAGGCGTCGGTCGACGAGCGCACCTGCATCGTGAACCGGCTGCCCGAAACCTTCGCCTCGGCCACCCGCCCATACTGCAGCGCCAGGTACTGCGCCGGCGCGTCCCAGCGGACGTCGAACACCCAGGCGCGCGCCCGCAGGAAGCGCCCGCCCAGCAACGCCAGCCGGGTGATCGTCTCGCTGACCGGCCCCGACAGCTCGTAGTTGTCGGCTTCGAGCGTCAGCGTCTGCACGATGTCGGAGACGCTCACCCCCAGGTCGGCGCGGTAGACGATCGCGCCCGCACCGTCGCCGAGGTTCACGCTCAGGTCCTTGTCGTGGTCGGTGAACGCCACGCGGCTCCCGTCGCGCAGGTCCAGCCGCACGCAGCGCGACAGCCGCGCCCGCTTCGTGGCGATGTGCGCGGCGAGGGCCGCGCCGATCGTGCGCGTCATCCTCGGGCCTGCTCGAGGGTCATGGAGATGGACACCATGTTCCCGACGCCCTGAAACGAGATCGTGTCGTCCTTCAGCCGGACCTCCACGTCTTCGCAGGCCTCGAAGTCGTGGAAGGTGAAGGTCAGCGCCGAGCCTTTCACCGCCTCGAACCAAGCCTTCACCTGCAGGTAGTCGTCGTCGCCGGGCAGCAGGTTCGGATAGGTGATGTCCCACTCGGCGAGCGGGTCCTCCCAACGCTGGTTGGTGAACTGGCCGCCGCCGTCGCCGCGGACGATCTCGGTAGCGTAGAACCAGCGCTTGACCGCCGCGGCCTCGATCTCGCGCGGCAGGGTTTCGGAGACGTCCGCCATCAGCCCGCAATCCCCTTGCGCTTCGCAAGCGCCAGTCCGGCCATCACCCCGCTCTGCGCCTGCGCCTGCGTCTGGCGGCGCGCGATGTGCGTCGAAGGCGGCCCGCCATTGAAGTTCATGTCGCCGTACCAGGCGAAGCTGTCGCCGGCGCGCGGGCCGGCAACCTTCGCCGGGACCTGCGGCGCGGGCAGCAGGCGGCTCAGGTCCGCGCCGGCGTTCATCGCGTCCAGCAGCGGGCGATTGCGGCGCGCGGCGGGCTCGTTCACCACATGCTCGCCGTTCGACAGCCAGCGCAGCACGCGATCGTCGCGCCCGCCGCCCGGGCCGCGGACCGGACCGCCATCCCGCATGCCGGCGATCTTCGCAACGTTCACCGCCGCCGCCACGCCGGCCGCTGCGGCCAGCGCGAAGTTCAGCGGCGGCGGGGCCGAGGCCAGCGCCTTCTGCACCGCCAGCACCCCGTCGATCGTCGCCTGCGTGATCGCGGCGGCCTTGCCGATCGCCGCCAGGGTCTTGTTGCTGGACTGGCTCAGGGTCGCCAGGTTGCCGAAGAACTCCTGCGCGCCCGCCAGCCGCTGTTCGTGGTAACGGGCGTTGACCTCGGCCTTCGCTTGCGCGGCTTCCTCTTCCGAGAGCCGGTCGATCTGCCGCAGGCGCTCGATCTCGGCGTACATCGCCGCGGTCCGCTCCTCGAGGCTGCCCTGCCTCTGTACGTCGTCGACGATCGAGCCCGCCTCGCGCGCAGCGTCGGAGCCGGTGCGGCGCGCCTGCTCCTCGCGCTGCGGCGCCTGCTGGTTCAGCTGCGCGAGCTTCAGTCGGGCCAGCGCCTTGTCGGCGTCGGTCACCGTCTTCGACGCGATCAGGCCCTCGAGTTCGGCGCGCTCGCGCGCGGTCGCGAGCCGGACCAACTCCAGCGCGATCCTTCCGCGCTCGGCGTCCGACCGGGTCAGGCTCGCCTGCAGCTCCAGCAGCTCGGCCTGGGCGTCGAAGTCCTGGCGCTTCAACTCCAACTGCTCGCGCGCGATCGCGTCGGCGGCCTCGGCCTCCAGGCGCTGCGTCGTCAGCCGGGCCTCCTCGGCGGTGGCCGCGCTGATGATGTCGAGGCGCGCGATCAGCTCGGCCTTCTTGGCAGCCGTCAGCCCGTCGTCGGCGGCGATGTCGGCGGCCTGCTTGGCCAGCCGCGACTCCTCGATGGCGCCCTCGCGGGCGATGATCTGCTTCTGCAGGTTCAGCCGCGCCTCGGTCGAGGTGGCCAGGCCCAGCAGCGCCTGCAGGACGCTGCGCTCGGCCGACGCGATTTGGCCCTCGATCTGCTCGGTCCGCTGGACGGCGCTGTCGCGCTGGGCCTTGCTGCCGCCGCCACCCTTCGAGCTCGTGTCAATAAGCTCCCGCGTGGGCTTCGGGACCGACGGCTTGGCCGCCGCCGCGCGCGAATTGAGTTCGGCCGTGATCGCCGCGATCCGCGACCGGTCGCGCGCCGCGAACGCCGCGCCCAGCGGGCCTCCGCTGAACTGGCGCTCCAGCCGGCGCGACCGCTCGGCCTCGAGGCTCTTGGTCCGCTTGTCGTCGATGTCGCGGAAGGCGTCCGCCACATTGGCCGCCGCGCTCGCCATGTTGGCGATCAGCTGCAGCAGGCCCACGAGCACCGGGCCCAGGTCGACCAGCGCGCTTTTCAGCTGAACGTCGATCACCTTGGCGACCGTTTCAAACTGGTCGTTCAGTTCGCCGCCGCGCGCCACCAGCTCGGCGTCCATCACCACGCCCACCTTGTGGGCCTCGGCGCGCAGGCGCTGCATCTCGGTGACGCCTTCGGCGATCAGCGGCTTCAGTCCCTTCAGCCCCAGCTGGTCGATGATGGCGTCCTGCTGCACCGTGGAGAGGCCGGCGATCCGTTCGGTCACCGCCACGAGCGCCTCGTCCACCGACTTGAAGCTGTCGATCTGCTCTTTCGAGAAGCCCAGCGCCTTGAACCCGCGGGTGCTCTTGGCCAGGCCCTGCTGCGCCTTGCCCAAGGTGATCGAGAACGCCTCCAGCGCCTCGTCCGCGCCCTTCTCCTCGCCGCCGGCGGCGCGGATCGCGAAGCGGTACTCCTGCAACGCGTCCGTGGTCACATGCAGGCGGTTGGCCGTGTCGGCGATGTCGTCGGCGAACGCCGCCGCCTGCCGGGCGCCCACGAAGGCTGCGGTCACAGCGGCGATCGCGACGCCGGCCGCAATGCCGGCCACGCCCAGGTTGGAGAGCGCCGTCGAGTAGCGGTCGACCCCGGGCGCCAGTTGCTGCAGGGACGCGGTCTTCAGGTTGCCCAGCGCCGAACTGACGTTGGTCGAGCTCAGCACCGCCTGCTTTTCGAAGCGCGTCGCGTGCTTGGCCATCGCGACCGAGCTGACCTTGACCTTGCCCTCGGCCTTCTCGAAGGCCTTCTCCAGCTTGCGCAGGTCGGCCGAGACCTGCAGGACGGCGCCGCGGGTGTCTGCTGCTTCGGACATCGGGCTACCTCGGGAACAAGGTTTTCAGTGGCATGCGCGCCGCGGCGTAGATCCGCCGCCGCATGGCCTTGCGTCGGGCCCGGTAGGTCGGCCAGAAGAACGGCTGGCCCGGGACCCGCTTGCCGTCGACGGTCAGGTGGCCGAACTCCACGGCCCGCGAATAGTCGTACTCGCCGCGGCTCCCGCCGCGCGCCTTGGCGCGCGCGAAGTCGCGGTCCGACACGCCCCGGCGCACCTTCACCCGCGTCTCGGGCCCGCCCATGGTGACGATGCGGCTCAGCGGGCGCTTGCCGCGCCCGGTCCGGATCGTGCGTCGCAGCGTGCCGCTCTTCACCGGCGCGGCGCGCCGCATCGCCGCGGCCAGGTCCTCGATCTCGTCGTCGAGCGCCTTCTCCACCTCTTCCCGCACCTGCGCCGGCAGCCGCGCCATGCGGGCCAGCGCGCGGTCCAGGCCTCTCCACTCGGCCACGGGCGCGCCCTCCCCTCAGTGGACCGTCCGCGCGACCGCGCGGCGGTATTCCTCATCGGTCGGCGCGCGCGGCTTGCCGGGCGGCGTGTTGGCCGCCTTCCAGCCGCGCCACGCGGCGGTGAACTGGTAGGGCTCCCAGGCATCCACCTGGTCGGGCCCGAAGCCCATCACCGCGCCGGCGGCGTAGATTTCCGCGAAGCGGGTTTTGCCGTTGGGGAGGGGCGGCGTCCGGGGGCCCCCGTCGCCGCCTTCGGCTCCCCCGGCGCCACCGCCTCGTCCGCCAGTCCCACCAAGGCGCCGACCACGATGTCGTAGGCCAGCGGCGCCCACTCCAGGATCGGCGCCTGCCCGTGCGCCACCGCCTCGTCGAAGACGAGTTTGACCAGCGCCCCGGCGGCGGTCGACGGCAGGCCGCCGTCGATCAGCGCCTGCAGCAACGGCTCGCGCACGTCGTCCAGATGCACGTTGCCGAGGTGACCGGAGGCCACCGCCGCATGGAAGCCGCCCGGGACGCTCTTCGACCCGATGAGCATCAGCTGGACGAGGGGCGCCAGGCGCGCAGCGATCAGCCCGAGGCCGAGGTCGCAGACCTTCTCGACCTCGCGCCACCCGCGCGTCTTCAGGACGAAACTGTGCTCGTCCCGCCCGAATTGGCGCAGGATCATCAGTCGTTCTGCTCCCACTCGAAGACCCCGGCGGGGGCGAAGCTGGCGGTGAAGTTCTGGTAGTCGCCCGCCTCGCCCTCGGTCTTGAACTCGGCCAGGATGAGCTGGCCGGTCCCGGTCCAGCCGCCGAGCGCGCCGGTCAGGTTCTGCACCACCTTGCAGTTCTTCGGCAGGCCGGACTTCCACCACTCGATGAAGGCCCAGACCGAGGTGGCGTCGGTCTTGCCCGCGCCCTCGGGCTTGAAGTCGATCGACTTCACCTTGCGCACGATCTTGGCGGGCAGGGACGGGTCCGTGCAGTTGCGCACCTCGGTCTCGGTCAGGTTCGACGTGAACGTGACCCCGCGCGAGGTGTTGATCAGGCAGGAGTGGACGAACTCCTCGGGCGAGGCGCCGTCGCCGATCTGGATCAGAAGCTGTTCGCCGGCAACGATGCCGACATCGCCGTTTTCATCGGCCATGGAAGTGTCTCCATCTTGCGGGAGCAGCCTTGCCGAAGGGCGGTGCGGCCCGCGCGCCGAGGGCGCGCGTGTCTTGTGAGGGGCCTTGGCCGCCGTCAGGCCGGCAGCGGCGCCATGCGGTAGTAGAAGGTGGCCACCGAGCGGCGGGTGCGCCCATCTCCGGCCGCGATCGGTTGCGGCCCGAATTCGATGCCGTGGGCGATGACCCCGAAGCCTTCGACCGTCAGGTTCACGTCGAGCACGCGGCAGACCCGCGCCATCAGCGTCTTGGCTTCCACCTTGCCGACCGCGCGGCTCCACACCTGCACCGTCGCGAACACCGTCATGGCGTCGTGGCACTGGTCGGCGTCCGAGCGCACCTGATCGTCGCCGATCTCCACGTAGGGGAACTCGGCCTTCAGCTGGCCGTCCGGGCCGGTCGGCACGTCGTCGTAGACCCGCGCCGC